TAGCCAAAGTGTTTGACACAGTTCCAGCGATCGTTGGGTGAGCTGTACTAAATAATTGTACACCATCTCCAGAAGTGAAACCACCTCCGAAACCATTGATCAGTGGATTTACTGATTTGATTTGTTTTGTATTCGCCATAGATCTAGCTAACGCTTTTGTATATCTAGACGCAAGTCTATCATACAGGTTGTCCTCAATCGCTTCTTCAGTGATTGCGAACGCTAACGCAACAGTTTCCATAGTGTATCTAGCTGTATAAGTCTCTTGAGCATTGTCAAAAGTTACGCCAGAACCTTCAGGTTTAACTGCAGCATTTGCGAAACCAGATAACATAACTTCTTCTTCAAACGCTCTGTCTGAAGTTTCCGTTGTGTATATCTCAGCATGCTGATTCTCATAACGTTTATATTCCAGTCCGAATAGTGCATTCAGGCCTGGTTCTAGTTCTTTAACTAGTTGTCCTCGTGATATAGCCATAATTTATCTCCTATTCTCGCTATTATATTCCTGCCGTAGCAGAGTTGTATATGTGTTCGTTAATCATTACAACCCAGTTAACATAACCAGAAGCAATATCGCTATTGTCTATGTTAGTTGATGGTCCTGTAATTTTTAACTGACCACTTGTTGTTGACAGCGTAGCATCATCTAACATTGAGTTAGATACAAAGTTTGCTGCAACACCTGCTGAAACAACGATATCCGCATTCATAAATACATCAGTCTGCGCTGAAGCAGTTGATATATCAGTTTGGATTTCGAATCTTTCATAGGGGTCATCACTTACAAACGCTACTATATCACTTGCTGCAACTTGTGCATAGTGATTAGCAAACGTAGGTTTACTTGTATTTGGGTCTGTGTAGAAAACACCATTAAGTGATCCAAGTAATCTGTCTCCCGCTGCGGCTTGTTCGATAACTCCGCCAGCAACTGGTTTAACAGCGTCTTGAAAATAAATAGTAGTCGCATAGTTATTTGCGATACTATATTCACTTAAACCTTGGTTGTCTCTATTTTGACCAACTTTTCCGATCGCTCTTAGACCGAAAGGTTCGTTTTTATTTGCCATAGAGGCCTCCTTATAAATGTACCTGCCCTTGCGGGCCTCCAGTACGGGTTAAATGAACTTTAATGGTTAGGAAATTTTTTAAGATTTCTTTGAGCCACCAAAAGTTACACGAGTCTGTCTATCAATATCGATAGGCATACTTGGGTGCTCTTCCTTCATCAGATCATTATCCATTGCTTTGACTTTCTCATTATGTTGTGAAGCATAATATTCTTGTCTCTGCTTAATAATCTCTTCCGGTATCCTAGCGAGCAGTAGGCCGCCAACTCCGATCACTCCTGAATATTTCCCGTCTTCAATGACTGGAAATTGTGAATCTGGGTATTCATCAGCACGAACTAATTCGTATCCTTCTCTTAATGAGGCAGATACATTTTTCGTATCTTGAAATCCCATAGACTCAGCTCTAATCCATCTATGTAAAAAACCTGATGGAGCAGGTGGTGCATCTAAAGGTGATGGTGGAGTCCAAACTTTTTTATGAGATGTTTTTTCTCTAGTTTGACTCGCACGTGAGGTCTTCTTGTCTGTTGTATTTTCCATATGCTTATCCCTCCTTCGTGATATTTAATTGTTTCGCATACTCTTCGAGTGGCACACCTAATTTTTTAGCGATTGTAACCTGTGATGGTGTGAGCCTCACAGTTTTGCGACCAGATTTGGTACTTCGCTTCGCTGAAGCTACTGTCTGTACCGGAGCAGGTCGTGTTTCTTCTCCCGTTGTATTTGTTTTACCAAATTTGTGGGGAAATTCAAGTCTTATTCTCTTATCTATTTCAGAATAATACTCATCGCTTTGCGGGTCATAACCTTCTGTTTCTGTTAATTTCTTATGAAGATCAAAAGCTGTATAAGTCATAGCTGAATCTTGACCAAACCATGGGTTTTTTTCACTCCATGCTTCAGCTTTGGGATCAGGTGTTCCTTTAGCAGCAGTTTGTCTATTTAAATTAACTTCGGGTTTTTTCTCCGCTTTTTGTTTTTCATAAGCTTCTTGAGCTGCTTTTGTTTCAGTCAATTTAGCTTTTTTATATCCTAACTCAGATATAGCTGCCATTGCATCTGTTTCAGCTGCTAGATCTTGTGCTTCTCTAGCTGCTGCAAGTTTTGCTTTAGCTGCTTCAATACCTGATTCGATACTTTGTTCAGTGACAGAAAGAAAGTTAGGCTCTATTTTTTTAAGTTTTTCTTCTGCTTCTTTTTTGTCTTTAATGACAGTTTCAGCATAAGTTAAAGCTTCATCTTTTTGACGTTCAGCTTCTCTCCACTTTTTAGTTAGCTTCGCTATTCTTTTTTGTACACTATCACTGTATTGTTCTAATTCTTCTTTATTATCTTTCTTGTCGTCAAGTTTGACTTCTCTTTCATTTTCGTAGGTCTTATCCTCTGGAGTTTTTTCATCTACCACAGGTCTTACAGTCGGATCTTCTTTTACTTCCGGCTGTTCTATCTCTGCTTGATCTTTTTCTTCAGGTACATCGACGTCCATTGCTGGACCAGAGGTATCGATATCAACTGTTTTTTTCACTTCTTCAGTGTCTGGCATAGTTTCCTCCTATGTTATTAATATTGATGAAGTATGTCTTCTGGATTTTCGATGGTTGCTAAAACTTCATCATCATTTAGCAATCTAACTTCTCCGCCATCGATCTGTATTCGGCTGCCTGCATATCTTGCAAAAACAACCCAATCACCTTTTTTACACCAAGGACCCTCAGGAAACTTTTCTTTGTCATAACAATGTGGTCCCATTGCTAAAACCAAACCGCATTGTGATGCAACTTGTTGTTTCTCTAAAGTTTCTTGTCCAAGGATTAATCCACCTTTAGTTTTTTCTTTCATTTTAAAAGGGAGAAGTAACATTCTCCAACCAGTGGGTTGAGGTAATTTATCTGATTCTTTTGATTTTAATCTATCGTAAGTTTTTTGTTCTTTGTCTTCTATTTCTTTGTTTTCTTTTTCGTACTTATCCGCCAAAGCATATTTAATCTTTGGATTTTCCGAATCTGATAACGCTTCCTTTTTCATCATTGTGCTCCTTCTTATTTAGCAGGTTAGAGATATCCTGTGATATTTTATAATAGGCATGTGCCTGTCCCATCATATACTTATATTTTTCCATATTGTCAACACTACCAGAAATCATTGCATCTCCAATTTGTTGGTACTGTTCTTTCAGTTCTCTCTGTATTTTAGTTATTAGTGTTAGTTCGTCCATTTTTCTTTTTTCCTTTCTTGATTTTTGATTCTAACATTTTTGCAAGTGATTCACAAAAAACATCTAAAGCTCCAAAAATTTTATATAAAAATTTATCTAACATTTCCATCTTCTTCTAGCTTGTCTTAATCTTGAGTTAGGATCTTTAGCAGCTTTAGGAAATTTTTTCATTTGTCCGGCTGATCTTGCACAATATGATTTACGTCTATTTGCATCTTTAGATCCTTTTTTAACTTTACCTGTTACAGCAGTTTTTAATTTTGAACCAGGGTTTGCTCTTCTATATGCAGCAACACCAGCTTTAGTCATACCTGCACCTTTTTTAGTAGGTCTAAAATTTTTTTTATTTCTAGCAGGCATATTATCTGGTTTTCTCATATTATTTCTTTTTCTTTACAAATGTTTTTACGTTAGTGGGTTTACCGCCTGGATTACCCGCTGCTCGTTTTCGTTTGACAGCAGATGCCTTTTGCCCTTTTGTCATCCGTGTGGCTTTTGCAAGTGGTACGCATTTCGGATATTTTCTTTTCGATCCCTTGCTTCTTCCACAAGGTTGGTATTTTCCATTTTTCTTTGGTGCTCCAATGTCTACCCATTTCTCGGATACCCATTTTCTTAATCCACCTTCTGAATAATATGAACGCATTATACATCAACCATCATCGTTAAATCTTCATCAACGATTAGACCTCCGTTAGCAGCTTTTTTTCTTTTTCCTTTTTTACCACCAGGTGTAACTTTACCTGAACAAACTGCTGATGCATACATATTAGCATAGGCGCTTGGATAAACTTTAAATTTTCGCTTTGCTGCGGCCTTACCTTTTGGACATAGTTTTGCCATTAGATTAATCCTTTGTAATATTTTTTATAACTAGGGTTTCCAATTTTTACTCCACCAAGATCACCAGAAATATAACTTCCATTATAATCTCTTTGAGCTTGTCTAATCATATCATTAGATCCATCAGAAAAATATTTTCTACCTTCTAAAGCAGCTACACGCGCAGGTTTCTTAACCTGTTTTTTCTTTTTCTTACCTTGCATTGAAGCAATAAGTTTTTGTATAGCTTTTTTAGATCTAGCCATTATCTGATTTCGCAACCGCCGCCTTTTACAGCTTTTCTAGAACTTTTTTTCTTAACAGATTTACCACCTTTGTAACCGGCTCTTCCACCTTTTGAAAAGTTTATTGGCTCAATATCATTTTTATCATCATAACCAAAGTTTGTTTTATCTAACATTATAATAGATGGTTTCTTTTTTTTAATTTTATTTTTAGGTCCAGATTGTTTTTTTTTATTTTGTTGTTCATCAGACATAATACTACCTGTTTATTTTTCCAGATTTTTTAGCTTTGCTTCCAAATCTTCCATAAGAATCATCTCTTGAAGCTTTTAATTGCTTCTTAGTTCTTTTCTTTTTGATTCTCATAGCGATAGACTCATCTTTTCTATCTTTGTAACCTTGTTTTTTCTTTTTAACAGCGCCACCTTTTTTATACATAGCTCCGCCTTTCATACCCATGTCATCTTTGTAGAAACCAGATTCCATGTCTTTTCTAGCAGTAGACATTCCACCACCCATCTTTCCTGCACGTCCACCTTTATTAAATCTGAATCTTGCAGGTCTTACATTGTTTTGTCTCATAGTTTTTCTCCTTATTTTTTTCCGTTACGGAAAATTTGTGTTCCCTTTATACCATAAATACTCGCCACGACAAGGATCCATAAATTTGTAAACCAGCTCGGAAGCGTAGAAAACATATCAAAGAACAATTTTACCTTATCCATAGCAGTGGGATCGTCCGATATGACTGCCCAAGCAAGCACCAATACGGGCAACGATAAAATTATCAAAACTGCCTCGTCTTTCCAATCTGATTGTCTAGCTTCTAGCAATTTTCCCTGGTAAGCTTCGTCACCTCGGGCCATACGTTCAGCATGCATTAATTGTGCATCTGACATTGCCATCTTCGTTTTCTGCTTGTTAGCATAAATCTTACTTCCAGCAGATACGGCTAGTTTAATTGCCGACAACCACATGTTAGTACCAAGTTGCTGTTTTCTTTTTGTCTTTTAGCATTCTTTTAGTTCCTCTAACTTCTGTTTTGTCTCCAGTTGGTATGTAGTTTCTTGGCATACCATTTGCAGTCGTAACAGATCTCGGATCCAACTCAATATTTTGAGAAGGAATGCCTATTTCAGACGCTTTAAAAGATTCTTCTTTTTTAGCCATAGTTTTCTCCTTATTTTTTACGTAACTTACCTAATGTTATAGCAAAACGAGCTCTTTGTCCAAGTTTTCCTGGTTTCTTAGCCGCTGCTTTTAATTTAGACTTAGGAATTGTCTTACCTTTTTTAATTCCTAAAGATTTTCTTAGTGAACCAGGTTTTTTAATAGCCTTTTGAATAAATTTACTGCTTCCACCTTTTTTAAACACTCCTCTACCTTTAAGAATGTCTGCTTTTGTCACTTCTCCGTCACCGGTTAAGTCTGGGAACTTTTTTCTCATCTATTTTCTCCTTCATATTTTTCTATTTCAACACTTGGCATCATTTTATCTACATTTGGAATAGATTTACTCAAGATTGTTTTTTCAATTGATGTATTAGCTCTTAGTTTTGCTAATTCTTCATTTTGTTCCAACTTATTTTCAGAATTTTGTTGGTTCATCATAGCTCTCATACGATCAAGATTGATTCTTTCTTGTCCTTCAACCTTTTTACGTTCGTTATCAGCTGCTCTAAGATCTAATTCTCTTGCTCTTAACTTAGCAATAGGGTCATTACCAAAACCAGATGTAATTTCTCTTTCTTCTTTTAAGAATTCTTCCATCATTTCAGCAATCAACACAGCTTTTCTAGCTTCAATACGCAAAGTTAATTGTCTAAGTTGTTCTGCAACTTGTGGATTGGCCTGAGCCATAGCTGCCATCTGTTGCATTTGAGGAATTTCATCTTGAAATTCAATCTCAATTTGTTCTTGTGCCATCAAACTTATGTGCTCCATAATATTTTTTTCCATAGCAGCCATAATCATTGGATTATTTTGTGCCATGTTAGTTGCCATGAAATTTAAATGCGAAGTCATGTGTGCTCTGTGATCTTGTCCTGGAAAAGCATTAAATGGTTTACCAGATAAAGCCATAATGTTTTCTAAAGCAGGGTCCATTGGAGCAGGTGGTTGAGGTTTAACTAAAACCTGATCAATATTTTTTACACCTAATGCTTCATACATATTTCTATACGCTGCATATAAATTATGCATTTGCGGATTAGAGGTTGCCAGCTGCAACTCTGTTTGTGCGAGGGAAATACGCTGAGTTTGTGAAAAGATGTTGGGATCGGCAACTGGCAAAATATCTACCCGATCATCAAAATCAGTTTGTTTAATAAACCTTTGACCCCCAACTACGTCGTACGGATATTCCGGTGGTAGATATAACTTGAATACTCTTGCTAATAATTTGAATTCATTTTTTAGCGAAGAATAAATTCTTTTGTGAATAGCTGACATAGTTCTTGAACCACGCTCAAGAAGAGCAACTGTAGTTCCAACTGCAGCTTGTTGATTACCATCTCCAACTTGAAGATCAGCAATTGATGCAAATCTTTGACCAGCATTAACTACAATACCCATTAAATTTAATAATGTAGCTGATGGTTCTTTGAATGGTAACATCATAAATGAATCTTTTAAATTTCCACCTGGTGCATCTACATCTCTAAATTCACCTGGTTGAATTGATTGTGCATCATCTCTAATTCTAATACCACGCATTTTAAATCCAGCTGGTAAGTTAGATAAAGTTCCTGCATCCAATAACTGACGGAGTGCTGCAGTTGCAGTTCTGCTCAATCCGCCAATCATATGGATTAAACCAAAGCCATAAAAGCCTAGTCCTGGAAGAAACTTAAAGTGCGTAAAGTATGGTATTTTAGTTTTGTCTGGATCACCAATTTCATAGTTACGTCTAATAGCTAAAACATTTCTTGTAGCTTCATCTACTGTTACTATGTATGGAATTTTAATTCCTGAAGGCTCACCAGTCTCTGGATCTTCATCTTCAAAACCTTCTATGTCTAAATTAACATGACATTCTAAAATAGTATAAACATCATCGTCTTGAGTTTTTCTTTGACCTTCTAATTCTCTTTCTTTTTTCTTAACATCATCTTCAACTTGTCTTGGAGAACCTAAATCAATATCTAAATAAAATCCTGCAACTTGTTGTTTTTTTAATTCGTTTTTAGAAATTTTTACCCGATGGATGATTGCCTCTGCATCGTCTAATGAGGTAGCCGTGTAGGGTACAATCAAATCATCTGCCGGTACAAACTTTGATGTAGCTTTTTTAGTTAACTCATCATAATAAGTTTTCTTAAAAGCTGACCCTGCTAATGGTAAATAAAATAGCATTTGATCAAAGTCGGGCTCATAGTCTTTCATTTTTTCCATGAGCTCGTAGTTCATAAAATCTTTAACACGTTGTGCTTGTCTTGTTTTTTCTTCGTTAGGTGCACCAATTACTTGAGTTCTAACTGGTCCATCTGCTGGTAATAATTCTTTGTAAGCTAATGCTTGAAACTGAGTAACTGCTTCTGCAAGAACTGGGTGAGTTGCACCACTAGCTCCTTGGAAAGGTTCTGTTCTCATATCATATTTAAAACCTAAAAGATCTAAACCTTGAGTGTAAGAACGTTCCCATTCTTTTCTACCCATTTGATAATCTTGATATTTTTGAGAAAGGTCTGCACCCATTTCATCTAAAATATCATCTGGTAAAAATTCTGCTAAGTTTGCATAATGCTCGTCACCACCTTCTGGTGATGCAGCGTTTGGATCAAAGTCTACTTCAACTGATCCATCTTCTTGTTCGTTAACTTCTACAGGACCTGGAGCTTCACTAATTTCTTCTTGAGCCTCAACTACTGTTTCTTTTATTTCTTCCGCACTAGGAAGTTCTACTGAGCCTCTTGGACTTTGAGTCAGAGACTTGTCTATTTTGTCTGCCATTTTTTATTTTCTCCAGTTTCACTGTTCTAACAGTATTATAATTAATATTCAACCCCTGAGGCGTGGGTCCGGATTCAGGCGGCAGGAGCCATGTCTTAGGGTATTTACTCATTGTACGTATATTTCTTCATATCTTCTAAATCAATCTCATCAATAAATTCTTCTACATCTTTAAGCTTGCCTTCTGCATCAGGTCTAGCTGTTGCTTCATTATAAGTATAGCCTCCACTTTCAGGGTCATAATCTAATTCCATTTCCATATCTTTTTCTAACATATCACCTTGTTGATTTCTTTTTGTAACTGTTGTTTTATTACCTTGTTTAGTAACAACATAATTATCTAATTGATAAGTTTCAGCTATTTCATCAGCTCTTCTACCTGAAATACTTTTTTTCCCTAAAGTTATAACTTTAGTTATAAGGTCAGTTATAAAATCAGGCATACCATCTGCACCTCTTCTAATTACTTCAACTGCTTTTTCAGCAACCGGTGCAGCAGCTTTAAAATATTTTCCAACAAAAGGAATAGATGCAATACCTCCAGCAATCTTAATAAACTTTCTTTTTGATGGATCATCTGGTCCGTCTGCAAAACCTGCACGTCCCCCTGTTGATAAAAACTGTTCAGGTATTTGTTGTGATTGAAATCTTTTACCTAACATTAAATCTGTTATTCCTTGCACATTAATAGCTCTTGCATTAGCTAATATTTTTTCTTCGGAAGCTCTTTCCATATCTACTACTTTTTTTGCTTTTTCATATTTTTGTTCAGCTTCTTGTCTAGACATATCTGATTTTATATTGGGTGTATCAAAGTCTGTATCTAAATCAGAAAAGTCTTGTGCAATCTGTTCTCTCATGTCTCCTTGTTTAATAACTGATCTTGCTTCTCTTCCTTCAGGTGATAAATCAAGTACGTCTTTAGTAGAACCAATTATATTAGTTCCAATCAAACCATACTCTAAAGCTTCTGCAACTGATTTACCTTGTTTTAATTTTTCAAATGTATCATCTACTGCAATGTAAGCACCAAGAGGTCCCAATGCTTTTAGACCTAATGTAAAATATCTTTTCTTTGCAATATCATCAGGAATGTTTTTTATTCCCTCTGCTATTTGTTCTAGACCTGGAAGTAATTTAGAATAAATTCTTCCATCTCCAAGTTTTGCAGCTTTTTCAACTTTAGATAAAATTTTAGGATCTTTTAAATCTTTTCTTATTTCTGGAATTGATTTTAAATTTTCAGGTATTTTAAAAGAGTAACCTTGACTAGAATGCACTGCATCAAAAGCTTTTTTATAGTCATCATTTAAATTTTTATAATTAGCGATTGTCTTACTTGGTTTATCTAAACTAATTTCAGGTATAACTATTTTTTTAGAACCTTTTCTTCTATCTTTATTAAAAAGATTTTCTGCTGCTCTAGCTTCTTTATTAAATTTTTTAACAGCATCATTAATTTGTTTTTTATCTTTTGATTGAATAGCTTCTTGTAGTTCTAATTCTAATTGAGATTTTCTAGCATCCCATCCTACTTTTAATTTATTTTTACTAGCATCTATTATTTGACCATATATTCCATATGGTGTGCTTGCTCTATTAACAGAACTAGCTACACCTAAAGGCTCATCAATGTCGTAAGCTTTTGCTATTCCTGATTTTATATACTTTGGATCTTGAACAATTCTACTTTTTGTACCTTTAATACTTGATTCTCCAACAGATTTACCTATTAAAGCTTCATTCATATTTCTAATGTAGTTGTTATAAGGAGAAGATTTTAAAATTTTTGTAGCATTGTCTTTAAACTTAGGTTTGATATTTAAACCTCTATTGTCTTCAACACCTGTTTCTGAGTAAATACTAGCAAGTTGTAACAGTCTTGTTGCAGCTTGTGAGTCACTTACAGAGCCAATAACTTTTTTAACTTTGTTAATATCTTTAATACTTGTCTTGCCAGTTTTGAAAATATTATTAATATCTTTATCCTTTGATAATTCTAACAACTGTCTATTAACACCTTGAGATTCTTGTTGTGCTATTCTAGCGGCTGTTGTTGCATCTAAAATATTTACATTTCCTGCATCTACAGCATTTTTAATTGTGTAAAAATCAAAGTTTCCTAATTTTCTTAACTCTTGTGATGAGGGTAGTCTGTTATTCTTTTTTTTAAAATTTTCTACAAAAGTTTGTAGTCTTTTTTGTGCTTCTGTTGCTTGACCGCTTCCTTGTTTAACTACTGGTCTAGCAGAAAACTCTTCTTCAGTAATTGTTATAGGTGCTTCACCGCTTTGCATAGATTTTATAAAACTATCAATTGTACTAGACTTATTGTTTTTAAAACCTAATTCTTCATTTATTGTAGGAATACTTTTTCCTGCTAAATAACTATCTTTTATTTGTTGTCCAAATTGTTCTAATGAACTACCTGCATAAAAATTTTCTCTATCAGATACTTCAATCTGTTCTGTAACCTTTTCACCTAACTCACCAAAGTAAGGCATTAACATTTCTGTGTGTTGTTCTTGTGTAATCTCTCCATCTTTGAGAGCTTCATCCATATACATTTTTAAAATAGAAACTTTACTTCGAGGCATTAAATTGCCTTTTGCTTTTTTCAGTGTTTGCATTTTATTAATGAGAGTTGATTGAGGAGTTCCATCCTGAAAACCAGGACGTCTCATGTAAGACATCATTTGATTATAATCGTTAAGTTTCAAGTTAAACTCCTAATATGTGAGGTAGTCCACCTGAAGCATTATTTTTTCTTCTTGTGACTTTATCAAACTCACCTTGAAATTCTAAAGTATCACCTTTTTCCATTAACAATTTATCATAAGAGTCAGGATCTAATCTTCTATTTTCTAACATCTTAATAACTCTACCTTGAAGATCAGGCTCCATTTCCATCATTTGATCAATCATATCTTCATCTAGTTCAGGGAAATTTTGTTTAAGTTTTTCTCTACTTAATTTAAAACCTTTTGGTACTTCAGGTACATCTAAAATTTTTCTAGATTCCATTGTAATTGTATTTGGTTTATTTCTAGCTTCAAATTCTGAAATTAATTGTTGTGTAGTTTTTTCTGGTGATTCTATTTCATCAGCAGTTTTCATGGCGCCTTTACCAAATTTTTTATTAATCATATCTACTAATTTCATAATTCCTTTAGGTGTTCCTAAGGCAAAACCCATTCTACCACCATCAGCTTTTTTAGGTCTAACTACTTCATTAAAAGTTCTTTCATAAAAATCTACAGTGTCACTTATATCAACACCTTCATCCATGGCATTACTTTTAATTTTTGCCATAGTAATTCCAAAGTCATCAGACTTTGTTCCTGAATACATAATTTTCATTACTAAATCATCATTATCTAATTGATCTACTAAATCATCAAACATATTAGATCTAACCACAGCACCCATATCAACAGTATCAAATATACCTTGACCTGCATCTTCAACTAAGTCAGCTACAAAAAGTTTTTGTTTTGTAGTTTTAGCACCTAGATTACTAATTATACCTTTAGCCTTATTTAATTTTCTTGCATTCTCATCCATTGTAAATGCTGACATTTGTTCATCAGTTACAAATGGTCTATCTAAATCTGGTTTGTCAAAATAACCTTTACCAAATTTTCTATCAACTAAGTCTTGTACAACATCTTCTTTGCTTTTAGTAAATTCAACTACTTCATCAATAGGTTTCTTGGTTCCTGAGGCCTGAGTCATGATACCAGTATCAAGAGTGGATATGTTTTCACCTTGTGAGGTAATTTTTCTTTTAGCCTCTTCCATAATCATCTCTTCTTCGATTGGATTAGGATCTCTTTTAGTTTGTTTTTTGAAACCTTTTTTAAGAGCATTAAAAGCTGCAGTTATTGTTTTATATGGTCCCATAATTAATAATACGTCCTCTGTTGTGGAGGCATTTTATCCTCCTCATAATCTTCAGGGTGCTTGATCAAACCTCCCTGTCTAAATCTCATTACAGCTTGCGTCATGGAATCCACTAGATCATCATGGTCTCCGTAAGGAAAAGCTGCACATTCCTCAATGACTTCTTGTGCGAAGTCCATATCTTTGGGCGCCCATATCAGTCCCGACTCAAAGAGCGGAGATACTGCGTTTACCCTCGTGTGTTTATCATTACCACGCGATGGTGAGAAATTTATAACAGGAATACCCATTTTGCGCAACTCATAAGTTAGAGGCAGACCACTGGCTTTAGATTCAATGATTACAGTTTCAGGGTTCCAGTAACCATATTGTTCAAGAGCAATACGCCGGAGTTCAGGAAATTCATATCTACCTTTTAATGCATCAACTAAAATTAAACTTGGTGGGGCATCTTCATTTTCTTGAAACACACCCCACGTTGTTATTGCACTATAATCAGCTGTCTCCTTTTTCATAAATGCAGTGTCATAAGATTGTATAATATGTTGCAATGGTGGCATGTCTTCCTCTTGCCAATCTCTCCACCACTCACGTTTTATTAAAGCTCCTTCTTCTGAAGTTGGGTTTTGCATATACTGTGCATTCCATTTACTCAGAGGAATACTAGCTTTAACAGATTCTAAATCTTTTAAATTCCAATACTCCGGCCAGACAGGTTTACCTGAAGGTAAGATAGCAGGAAACTCTACAATTTCCCACTGATCAGATTTAATTCCTTTTTGAGCATTTAATAATCTACCTGTTAAATCTTTTTCATTCCATCTTGTCATGATAACAACAATTGATCCACCAGGTTGAAGACGTTGTCTAGGTCCTGATGTGTACCATTCATAAGTTCTTTCAAGAGCTTGGTTGTTCATAGCATCTTGTTCAGTATGTGGGTCATCAATAATTAATAGATCAGCTCCCCGTCCGGTAATAGCAGAGCCAACACCAGCAGCATAGTATTCACCACCTTGCTCGGTTTCCCATTTACCTGCAGCTTGAGAATCAGGATTAAGCCTAGTTTTAAAAACTGATTTATATTCTGGTGAATCCATCAAAGCTTTTGCTTTACGACCAAACCTTACAGATAATTCAGTTGTGTTAGTAGATTGAATAATTTTTAATTTAGGGTTTCTGCCTACCATCCACGCAGGTAAAAGATAAGAGCCAAATTCAGACTTGGTATGTCTAGGTGGCATATTAATAATTAATCTTTTAATTTTACCTTGGGCTAGTTTATCAAACTTATCTGCAATTTTTTTATGATGTTTACCTTCTATAAAATCAGGCCAGACATGTTTTACAAAATCCATAAAATTATTTTGTATTCCAGTGGTCTTTTTCTTCTCACCATACTGCGCAGCTAATAAAGCAAATTGTCTTCTGACATCAGCAGGTAATTTATCAAAGTTCTTTAGTTTATCTTTATCTATCATAGCAAAAAATTTTTCCGCAAAATTTTTGCAGAATTTTTTTGGAAACTCAAAAAGTATTTTACAGGTTTAAATGTATGAATCAAGCCATAAAGGGGATAGTCTGGGACCCCTTTTCTGCAAATAAAAAAACAATTATTTAATTAATTTAAAATTTAGGATGGACCCTGGTACCTCTATCAATTAAGAAGTACCAGGAAAGAGAGAGGTTTAGTCTAGTAATGTCATGTATGCTTTAGCATTCATTCTACTAAACATAGATAAACCTTGTTGTACTAAAGTATAGTTCTCTAGTTCTTCATCTAGTTTAATCTGATCGTATAACTTAGCCTCTTCTTCAGTTAACATCTCAGATTGACCTGAGTATGGGTTAGTTCTTTTTATATTTCTTTCTGTCATATCTGGGACCATATAGGATAAGTCAAGCATTGTCAACCCTTTGTATTGTAGTTCTTGGACCCCAATGCTCATTGCTCTCGGTTACCTTATGATAACCCCCACTCTCTCGTCTGTGTCTGATAAACTCAATCGGTCTGCCCTGTTCAATACTTTCCATATGTACATTTAACCAATCGTGCTCACAAGCTTGACTACAAAAGTATTTACCTCTTGTATTATTATAGTAGTGATCTCTATAGCTTTGGTCCATATTTACAAGTGCATACCTACCTCTGATTACACCTCTAGATTTTAGAAACCTGTCTTGTGTAGTTCTAGTATGGCAGTCTGGTCCTTGGCAAAAATGTTTATTCGGCATCTGGAATACCCCCAAACATTGTCATTACTCCACCAAATAAAAGTAATATTGAAACTACATAATGCGATGAATGTAATGTCACAACAAAACCTAGAAAGACTAGTAGAAACCCTACTAGCAACATTGTAAGTCTAAAAAATATTTCCATTAGTACCTCACATTCCAAGTTTTTTTAGCTGTTCTATAACCTTGTGCGTCAAGGTCAAAGTAAGTCATTAAAGCATCGCCAATTTTAGACTGCCAAAATCTTGACTTGCTATCCCATTTACCATTCCTAGTAATATGTTTTTTATCTTTATTTGAGTAGTATGTTATTTTAAAGTGTTTATCTTGTATCATTCTTTCCTCTCTTTCTATGGGTATCCTATACTAAATAGGATACCCTGTCAAATGTTAATTTAAACTTTCTTCGTATTGTTTTCTAGCCAATATCTTCGCCTCTCTTGATTGATTTTTATTCTTCATTCCTTTAATCATACTTGCTAGATTACTAGGATTGTAGATAGTTAAACCTGTTGAGTTAGTTCTTATTAACTCTGCCTCATCAAGTTCAATACCAAGTTCAGTAGCCAACTCAATACCCTCTGATAGATACCTGTATGCTTTCAATCCTATTTTTAATTGGTCGCATTGTTTTTGAATTGTATCAATCCAAGTTTGATGTTTAGAAACTAAATTGCCTTTTGCAGTTCGCCAAGTTTCAAACGCTTGGTATTCATCTTTGGTACAAGCTATTGCTCTTGAACGACAATAAGATGTTCCAATAACATCAAGATAGTATGGGTCATCAAAACCTTTTGATATACCAATATTATTTTCACTGCGATCATAACTACTATTATGAGAATATCCCAATGCTTTCATACATTCTTCAACATGTTTTGTTTTGTGTGGATTATCTTTGTTTTCATTTTGTTGAGCATAGATATCTGGGTTGCAATCTTTTGCTTTTAGTTCTTCTCTAAAATATGCAACTGCAAACTTTTTACCCTCTTCATCACTATACTCACTACCATTTAGATTGCCAAACAAACCAAAATCAAAGTGTGATTTAGTTTGTTTTTCTTTACCCTCATCATCAACATCTTCATTGTGTGCAAAATAAAAACATTTATCTTTTGCTACAACATCACATGGGTCGCCATATTTCTTTTTGAAAGTTCTTAATACTGCAACATCTTCTTTTGGATAAGACCTCTCAACCACATCTTTTGCAAGTTCGTGAGCTACCTCATATTTATAAGTGACATCTTCTCTTGCTTGAAGATATGCTTCTCTTTCCTGTGTGTCCTCATTCTCAAAGACATTTTTTATTTTATTAAAGAGTTTGTTTCTTAACTCGGTGTTCATTCTTATTTTAGACATTGTGTCCTCTCTGTTAGTTTATTAATTTAATATTTTTAATTTACACTATTGACATTCTTTGTCAATAGGATTATATATAAATTTCCTATCTTGCTTGATTAGTTAACAGCAATGTATAACCTGAAGAGTGGTAGGAATAATCAGTCATTATTGACTGTGAGTATAAACACTAGAACACGGGTGAAGATAATTGGGGTACCGGTCCAATGAGACTAGATAACTGACGATCTCTAGGCCCCGCGTAGCATAGTGGCTGATTATTATTTGGTGGCTGAGCCTTTAGATCCTTGCCCGGGGCCCGGATCTATAAAGACAAGTGATGTGTGAATTGACACAAGGTACTTGGCAGCCTCCTAATGAAAAGGAGATTTAAGAGATGAAAAGAATTAAACACAACGACCTAACACATTACTTCCTGCGGGACCACTCAACGCTCCCGCGGGCGTACCTGGCCAGCTGTGAAAAGTTTTTTAAAAGAATAAAGCTTGAACCTTTAGCGTGGCTTCAAGCTCCAAGCAGCAAGCCACAAGCTTCAAGCCGCAAGCTTGACAAAGTAAAAAGATTATAGTATAGGATAAAAAAGGAGAAAGTATTTATGAAAGTAAAAGAAGCAGAAAAAATCACAGGGTCAATGACTCGAACAAGTAAAATGCCAGGCCTGAGTATTAGTCTTCCAGCCTGGGAGTGTAAGACAGGCAGCAAGCTTAGAAAAATTCCTGGCAGTGTCTGCGCTAGTTGTTATGCCCTGAAGGGTAACTATACAAGATATCCAGCAATTAAAGCGGCGCAATATGTAAGACTCGAAGCCTTGAAGGATAAGAACTGGACCACTGCCATGGTTACACAAATTCAGAGACAAAAATATTTCAGATGGCATGATGCAGGGGACGTCCAAGATCTAGATCATTTAAATAAAATTTTTGAAGTCTGCAGGTTGACACCTGACACAAAGCATTGGATGCCAACGCGGGAGGCCTGGATTAAAAATCATCTTGAGCATA